CGGATGTACTGAGAAGAGACCCCAAGAGACTCAGCGAGGAACTCATCTCCCGCCCAACACGATCCGTCTTTGTGACTGAGCGCGTGAATTTTAGAGAGGAGAATTCTTTGCATGGGAGAGAGGTCGTCCAGCAACCAAATCTCCTGGGGTATCCATATTCCGTTCATTTCGCCAAAGTTAATGATGAAATAAATTTCATTCCATCCCTTCCCTTTCGCATATCAAAACCTCTTCGACAATCTCCGCGTATGTCGCTCCGCACGTTTCCGATATCTCCGGAAGGTGCTTGAGGATATTGCGCGGCATACGCCCGCACCAATTGCGAACGGTGTTGGGTGTCACGTCCAGAGTTTGAGCCGCGTTATGAGTCGAGCCATAGTTCCGGATCAAGAACAATTTAATATTATTCATACCGCGTAACCTTTAAAGCTCCCCAAAAGAAAGACCGAGATACCTTCACTCGCTTATTTAGAGGGGTCGTCTTTGGCTTATCTTTCTTCTTAGATACCCGAGGTGCATCGAAGAGCGTTGAGCCTCTTAAAATGTATTTATACCCGTCAAATTCACATCTTGGATTCAATACGTGCGACCACCTTGATTTCATGCTTGAAATTGAGTGATTATCCATTGCTTTGATTCCCTTCCATTGAACGGGGCGCTTACTGTGTCTTATCAGATTATCGTTAACTATTGAGACTAATTCCTTGTCTTCTTTTTCTGTCCATTGATTGTAGTTCATAGCTTCGAGATAAGGGTTGCACGAAGGTTCAAAAGGAACTCAGCCGCTTCGAGAATCTTCTCGGGGTCGCTCTCTTCCTTGAGCGCAAGACCGATTGCCCAACTTGCGTCGATCCTCTTTTGAATGTCAGGGTTGTTTGACTTCGATTGATTCGGACTGAATCCCGGCTTCGTGAGTTTCATTCGGTCTCCCCACTTCGAGGGAGTGACTTCGAACTCTACTTCGTCTCCAACGCTCCAGCGGTCTTGGCTCTTTGCCGATACCTCTCCGCTGTCTCCGGATTCGAGTTGGATTTCGAACTTGTACATCAAGCCGTTTTGGCTGTCATAGGTGCCACTCGGTTGAATGGTCTTGATTTTAGATTGTCCCATTTTCTTTGGTTTAGGGGTTATAAATAAAAATTGTATTTTGTTTCGTAGTGAGAAGAATTGTAAACGCTGTATTCTCCATCTTCTCCAAGAAACTGAATGATTACACCGCTTGAATGATTTCTTCTGTAATATGGAGCATCTCCTTTACTCCAACTCACCCATTCTGGAATGTATTTCAACTCCCATTTTTCAAGGTATTGTAGTTCTTTAGCACTTTTCTTTAGTCTATTGATGTTGAGCTTATAATACGGATAGCCGAAAAGCCTCTCTTCTGCTCTCCAATCCATAAAGAAAATCCTACCTCGTTTAATATTCTGCTTGATAAACCATTCTCTTTCGTGATTCCTCAAGTTTTCCAGATTGTGCTTTCTGTACAGGTCGCGAACTCGTTGAAGTATTTTAATTCTTAGGTCTAGCTTCTGTAATAAAAAATCTAAAGAGCATAAAATAGCCTCATCAAAATCATATTCTTCTTCAAATATGGTTAAAATATTTTGATATTTCTGGTGTTCATATGCTTGCACCCTTCTTTCGTAGTTGCATAAATATTCTTCTTGAGTCATTCCGGCAAGCTATCGAAGTTGCGACTCTCCAAATTACGGTGTTCCTTTCGAAATTCATCGTTTGTCATTAATGCGGCTCGTTTCAATTCGTAGTTCAATAGCTGTGTGCATTGGCTTACCACCTTGGAAAATGCTGCCGCTTGAGTGACGTTTATCTCTTCTCTATCTAACTTCTCAAGTGTTTGACATAGCGCGTGAAAGAGACTTTTCGTGTTTACTGGTTGCATCTGTTTGTTTTTAGGGATTTATTTCGTCCGCGCTCTGCGGATGGATTCTTTGAGTTGAGAGATGAGGCGGTCGAATTCCGCGTCTTCATCTCGGAGGTTTTGGGCGAAGTCGTTGTAACTCTTCGCGGGGTTTACGTTTACGCTACTTCGAACGCATATCGGTTTTACCCATTGCTTTTCTTCTGAATTCATTGTTTATGTATCTGTTAAGGTTTGTAACTGCTGATTCAACTTCGAACATGAGGTGGTCTATATCCTCCCCTTTGAATTCTTCTTGCGCCCAAGTCCAATACTTGAGCACGTCTTCTTTAATCTCGTCCATCTTTGTAAGTTTCTATGCAGGTTTTTAAGCTGTTCGTAATGCAGTCCATCCAAATCAATAGTTCTGGATTCAATCCCTCGACATCCTTCATCCGCTCCAAGACTTTGACGGTGATTCGCCATTCTTCTTTGATATTCATCGGTTCAGTCTTCATTAATGTCAAAAAACAAGGTGAAATATCCGTACTTCTTTTCTACCATTAAGAGGTGTTCGAACTCGTCCTTCGGTAATTTGCTGAGAAAATACTTGTCGTATCCCTCCGCACCCTTTGTCCAGCAGTACGACTTCCATCCCGCTTCGATATACTTCTCTCGATTCTTATAGAAATCGTCTTCGTCAACGGGAGTCCATATCGAAGTGCGGTAAGCGGATGCGCTTCGGGTATGCGTCTTCCCCGTGACCCAATTCTCTTCTTGTCTATGGCTCATAGGTCGATGTTTTCTTGTACGATATCCATCGCCATTTGAAGGGCGGTTCGTGTGAGACGATGGCTTGTGGGTTGCTCCTGTCGGAGGTCATGCAAGGTGAGCCACGCTTGCTTGAGTTCTGTTTGTTTGTTGTCGTTCATGGGGCAATACTACAAAAGAACTTTCGTTCTACAAAATTTTATTTCGCTTTTGTGCAAAAAAAAGAGGGAAGCCCCGTTGAGCCTCCCTCCCTACAAACGTAACAAATGGGTGTCTATACCCTAACAAAACAGAATCCGAAGATACTACTTTTTCGCAGAACCGAAATAATAGTTTACCACTTGACCGACAAGGGTACCCTCAGCGAACCCGAGTATATGGAAGAAAATCTCCTTGTCCTCGACTCCCGTCTTCGCCCAAACAACCATGACGATTCCAATAATCATAGCAGCCGACCCTACAAAGACTTGCATCCAGTCTCGTTGACCGAGACTCTTTGTTATCTCAATTTCCCGATTCCTCGCGTTCGCTCTGTCCGCATTTGCTATCTCCTCCATCAGGAGCTTCGCTTCCATCTTTTCTTCGTTGCTGGTTTCGGTGTTGTCGATTAACGCACCTATCGCCTTCAGAGCGTCCGCACCTGGGACAATCTCCCCGATGAGGTCGAAGACCTTCGGTGCTTTTGTTTTGAACCATTGTCCGAGCTTTGTTTCTTTTAGTGGAGTTCCTCGCATTGGATGTCGTATGATTGTCCGAAGGGTTTGATTGAAAACTTCCAACCGCCCAACCGAGGTACCGAGAAGCCCTTCTCAACTTCCCACCCGATAGAACGGTCTTTCTTTTTGTATGATCCCGTCTGTACTACGTGAACGGTTTCTTGTCCGTGGTTAAAGTTGGAGGTGAGTACGTCACGCATTACAGGGACATACCATTTCTGATGCGTGTGACCGCGTGCAATGATAACCGCCTGCGGATAATCCTTCATATCAATATCCACATTCAAAACACCCTTCGAGCGTTTCGCGTTGCCTCCGTACCCGTGATGATAGTGAAGCGGAAAGCTCCTGCGCCCTCCCTTTCCATTACGACTGCATTTGATAACGACCCACCCCGCGTAATATCCTGCGATGATATTCCCTCCGTTTGCGTTTAGGATGCCTACCGTTCGTTGAATAGGGTCGACCCCATGTCGTTTCGTGATGTTGGTCTCGTGGTTTCCTTGTCCGATGAGCTTGATAATATCCTTGTACGGTTCGAGCTTCTCTGAACAATCTTTGATGACCTCATCGATATAAGCCATTGCTTTGAGTTCGGGACGCAATGAGTCGTAAGATCCGCGAGGATCGAACTTCATATTCATCAAGTCGTACAAATCGCCCAGAATCAAAACAACCGCGTTCTCTTCTTTGGCTCGGTCGAGGTGTTTGAAAAAGAGTTTGCGGTCGCACTTAATAGAATCGAAGTGAATGTCTGAGAGCAGATAAACACTCTTCACGTCTTCGGTGTTCTCAAAGTCGAACGGGAGGACGTGGATATCGCGGTCTTTGGTAATTAAATCATACATATGTCCAAATTCGATTTTCGGGTTTCATTTCGTCTATGTCGCAGTGTATGAAATTCTTTCCAATGCCTAACCGCGTGAAGCCAACTTCCATCAACGCGTCAATGATGATAAACCGCTCTTGTGAATTGGTGACCTCGATATCGGCTGCGAGTCCGAGGAGGTGCGAAGAATTACGGGAAGCGGGTAACCCCCTCTCAATGAGTGAGCGGTTGTAATCAACCGTACGAAATCCCGAAGAAATACGAAAGGGGATGGAAGCACAATCGCGAGCCTCATCAAGCAAGCGAAGAAAGCTGGGATCCATCATACGCCCCGAGCCTGGAGCATCGGGTGAATCGAATTCTCTGAGTTTAAAGTGTCTCATCGTTCCGCGAGCATGAGTTCAATCTTGTGAACCGCCTTCACGACTTCCTTCATCATGTCTTTGAGTTCGTCTTTATCCGACTCAACGCGGATGATGCGCCCCTTCAATTTCTCAATTTCACGGTTTAGGTTTACCCACACCCCCACGATCGCGACCGCGCTTGGGAGTATCATTAGTATTATTTCGGTCGAGGTCATCGAGGAACTTTTTCAATAAGGTGATATTTTCTTTTCGGCTCTTTCTCATCCGAAGAATTGTTTCAAGTCAACGATATTCGGAACGCCTCCGCTGCTTATGCTCATTCCGCTCTGGAAATAGTCCGCTGGTTGCGGGAGCATATCCGCACCCGTGTTCGAACTATACTCCGGAAAGAGAGAGGAGTTGTTGCAGAGATATTGATACATCCGGTAGGTGTAGAATTGGGCGTTCTGACGCGCTCTCTCCACTTCGCGGTGCAAGTCATCCGGAGATATGGTTTGAGTGCCTTCAGATACCCTTAAAACGAGCGAGCCGTTGTCCATCTTCACATAAAGAGACGGGATAAGTTCAACCATCGTCCACCAAAGGGTGGCTTTTCGAACGTAATCATTCATCAGGGTAGCGTAATCGCCTGACAACCCACCGCCCGAGATATCGGATTTCAGCTTGTCGAGCAAATCCGTTCCCAAATACAGTTGAATGTACTTGTCTTGGGAGAGGATAATCGAAGGAACGAGGTAAGCGTCTTCGATGCTTCCGTTGATGTTGGTGATCCGCTTGATATAGTCCGGATTCACGAAAAGGACTTCTGCTTGTAGTGACATTATCGGGGGTTTATGAAGCCTTCGTTAGGCATATCGACGGGACGTTGTGCAACTCGCTTATCGTTTTCGGGTAATCGCTTCGCATCGACTCCCGCTTCTCGGATGAGTTTCTTCGCTTGGTTGACAGATATCTTCTTGTTGTTCTTCCTCAAGTATGTTTGACGGCTGAAGTAATGGTGGCATCGCGCTCCGCCTTTAAAAAGGAACAAATCGTATGTGTTTGACCCACCCTCACCAAAGCCCGGATTCACCGCGCGTAAACTAGCGGCTTCGATGTCTTCTTTGCGGTATACTTTACCAGCGGCAACCATCTTTTTACAGAAGTCGCGGGAACTCTCTTGCGTGGACTTCGGAGCGTAGGTGTAACGAACCTTAATAATCTCGGTATCTTGTTCGCTCTTGCCGTTGGGATTCGATGAAGGAACCCGAGCAAATGCCCACATCGCATCCCGTGCTTTCTCGAGGTCGTAATCGACGGGAGATTCATCTATCAACTCCCATTCATCCGACATCTCTTCGCCTTTGTCGGTGAGGTAGTCAACGCATCCATCGAGGTTCACTTCTTGTGGCTCTTCTGATAGTTGAACAAGTTGAGCATCGAGACCAGCGGCACGGAGAAGCGTTTTAACGGCTTCTGTGACCACTTGTCGAGCCGGTGCAATGACATTCTTCTCGAAGAGTTCCGAAGCCTCTGCAAGCTCTCCACCGCCTCCAAGCTTTCCCGGTACCGCAACCCCGAACATCTGAGGAGAGGTGACACGGTGTCCGACCATGATCTTCGAAGTCACTTCTTCCGAGAGGAATTGATATTGATTGTGAGCGTCCGATAATTGGAACGGCTCGAAGTCGGGCTTTCTTTCGGGATCGTCTGAATAAGTCACAATGAACTTGCCCGCATTGCTCGCCCCGCTGAGTTGCCTCTCGATATCCATTCGGATTCGGTTTCGTTCCTCTTGCGGTGGAATGCCGTTCTTGAAGTGGATGGAGAACGAAGGACTCATTCCGTTCTTCATATTGTTGATATGGTACACCCCTATCTCTTTATCGAGTTCGATGTAATTAATCGAGCCAACATAATCGGGTTTCGGATAATAGAAAGACCCTGGAGAGAACGGCTTCACATAAAGAATCTGTGTCGGGTGTTCGATATTCCTCTCAGGGTCAAAGGTGCATATCTCCGAAGGCTCTTCGCGCTTATCGTTCCAGTCCTTCGAATAGTAATAATACTCAACCTTCTCGTCTTCATTGACGAAGCCCGAGCGGATATTCTCAAACGGGAGGTGGGAGACGTTGGCGATTGTGGTTCGGTCGATGCTCCAATTCACCTCGAGAGCGAAGCCGCCTTGAATCTTAAAATCCAGACACGCCTTCCGGAGTTCGTCGTTGAGATTCCATTGGTCAAAGGCAAGCCTTCCATCGAGGGTCGTAGCATCGAAGCCTTCCCCGAATATCATCATCGCGATAGTTGTCGACAATGCGTTGTGAGTAGCGGACGAATGATAGAGGTCGACGAGGTATTGAGGAAAGAGGTTATCATCTCCGTAATTCACGAAGCCCATCTTATTGGCTGTCTCCCGATAGGATCGCTCTTCGTATTGATTGAGTTGTATTAATTCCATTATTGGTAATATATGTAATTATCGGGGA